CCCTGCAACGTAGAAGTTTGCATTTTCAACGCTTTTAGGAAGATGTGTTTTTATTACACACTGTGAGCTTATCATGTTAGCAGAGCCGATATATGTGTTTGCATTGGCTATATTTACACTTGGCAAATGCGTTTGTATTCCGTAGTGTTTCCCATCATTAAACGCAGATCCAATGTATACATTGTCCGTATATTCTCTATGAACTCCTATACTCTCTAACCAAGAGCGAACGTTTTTATATTCGTTTATAAGTTTTACGAGTTCTATATACGTCTCTTCATCAGATATCACAGTGTCAAGCAAGATTTTAAACATGTAAGGATTTCCACCATACTCAAACCATTCCTGCAATTCTGCATTGATACCTAAGCTTGCGAATACCTGTTTAATTGCATATGGCGTGCCTTTATATTTATGCAACAGAAAGGCATTTTTAATCATGTTTTGTTTTTGTTCTATTGTGGTAGCAAGCTCGTATCCTTCAATATGCAACTGCCAAGCTAATAAGTCTAACAAGTTTTCATCTGTTATTTCATCTATTCTTGGCAAAATTAAAGCGTTTATTATTTGATTTTGAATATTTTCAAAACTGACATCAAACGTATCAACGAGATATTGAAGTTCTGCAATGCTGCTTGGTGTTAATTCCTTAATCATTTACCAAGCCTCCATACACAACGTTGACGTTGTTTGCATATGCAATTTGCTGTATTGTCAAGGTTTGCTGTGTAGGAGCTGTTAAGTCTATCATATAAGCTCCAGCATCTCGCATGCGTGCTATAAGCTGTTCTGGGAGTATATATCTTCCTATTTTGCTTTTAGTCCAGTTTATAAAGTCTTGTACTGCTTGATTGACTTGGTTTTGAATGATAGATACTTTCGTTGCATCTGATTGAGCTATATAATATGTCACATTTATGTTGTAATAAACAGGCGTGGGAGCTATCACAGACACTTGATCTGTGAGCGGTCTGATTTGGTCTTGCGATAGAAAGGTGGCAACTGTATTTATCAGGTCTTGGTCTGGAATTCCACCGCCAGTTGTGGTGAAAACAACAGTAACCTGTCCCGGAGCTGGTGAAAATACTTCTACATCTTCTATATTTTGATTAGCTGTCAGTGTCCAATATTTGTACGCTTTTGCAGGTCCCGCTGTGCTAAACCTTTCCATACTGAGCCTGATTCTTTGTCTAAACCTGTCATCTGTTTCTGGATCTGTGCCATACATGCTCATTGTTGTGTTCTGTACTTGTGTGACATATGGCACCGTATCCACGAGTTGATTTATTTGACCTGGTGCATATCCATTTCCAATACTACCTGCTACTTCACAAGCCGCTGGAACGCTTACAGATGTACTTCCAGCTGTTATCGTTGCATCCTGCAAAGTTGCAAAAAAGAGATTTCCGTCTGGGGTTGCTCTTGTTCCAGCTGGGACAACAACGTTAAAAGCCAACGGCTGGTTTATTGAAAACTGCAAAGTAGTTTGTGCTGGCTGGGCTGGTAGTCTTGTGACGCCATAAAACTCTGCTATTGCATCAAGATTACTTCCGCTTGCATATGCCAGCAAGTTTTGCTTCCCTGTCTCATTTATCGCTATAGCTAATAAAGCAGTTGCGTAGGTTTGTAAGTTTACAAGCAGCCTATCTGGATCGCCAGGGTATAACGTTCTATTTGTGATGTTTTGATAGGCATCTATTAGTAAACCTTCATAATAGGTTGGATCTGTGTTTGCAAAGCTTACATCAGCCATAGCGGTACCGTGATGATGTCTCCAGTATCAAGCAATTGCACTTCTATTGAGACTTTTATTCCTGCTAATGCCTTTGTCAAAGATACGTTCTTTACTTTTACTCTTGGCTCAAATCTTTCTATAGCATCTGTTATTTCAGCGTTGATTTTGCCGATTGTGATGGCTGTCAGTGGCTGGTCTATGAACTGCCACACATCAGAGCCAAAGTCTGGTCTATGTATATCAGTCCCCCTCTGAGTAGTAAGTATCACTTTGATATTTTGCAGGACACTTTTGATAGTGTCTGTTTCTACCACTTGCATGTATTTATTGTGTTTTAAAAGAGTTTAAAAAACCAGCAAAGGTTTCAAAGCACCCGTATCAATGCTTTGTTTTGGCTTTTATCATTCTCTATGTCATCTTTGAGCTTATGAAAAGCTTTTATACCCAAATGATCGTCTGAAGAGATTACCATCTTGTCTCCTTTGATAAAGATGTAATGAGTTTCAAAACCAGTTGCTCCTTGTATTCGCTGTATGTAAACCCTGTCTGGATTTCTAATCACTTCATGAGAAAGTCTTTCATATTCTTCTATGTTTTCAGCTCCTACTTCTTTGCCGTGTTTCTCAAACTGTTCTGCCAGTCTTTTCGCTTCTATATCATACTTGCCATTTGCTTCTCTTCTCCAATCGCTTCCTAAATGTGCTTTGATTCTATTTGCAATCTCTTCAGGTTTAAGTACTCTATATTCGTTTTCAAGTTGAGTTTGCAATGCTTCTTGCTGCAAATTTGCAGGTCTTATTGCTCTTTCTACTGTGATTGGTATTCTTTCTATTTCTGTCAATGCTTCAACAGTACAACGGCAAGATGGATGAGCTGGTGGGAACTTTGTTGGCATGCTGGATGATGGCATAGAGCGAAGCATAGGCAATGGTATGCTCGTTGTGAATGGTCTTACAGATGGCAAGCTTTGTGGGTCTGCATCAATGAGATCTATCGTACGTACTGCATCATCTGTTTGAAAGATTCTACCATCCATTGCGTTGCAATAAGGACATGTCAATCTGTCTCCTACTGCAGACCACTGATAGTATGTTATCTCTGCTTTTTCAAACGCTCTTATACGAGCTGAGTTTTTAAGCTGATTATATGTTGTGTCTATTATTTGTCTTACTTTATACTCTGTTTTTTGTGTGAGAAATTGTCCAAATCTGTTTAGAAACTCCTTAATACCTTCTTGTCCTCGCCCAATTGGATGCCCTTCGGTAAGGTAGTATTGATTCATCCACTTAATCACTTCAAGCCGTAGATGTGTATCTCCTTGAAAGAATCCCCCGAGATAGAAGTCCGCTAATTTTTCTGCACATTGTATAGTCCAAATATCCGCTGAGTTAAATTCAACATCGTGTAAATGTGGTACTGCTTCTTTTTGCACATCTTTATAGATTTTCTCAAACTCTTTTGACAAAACAGCTTTCGCTTCTGGAGGTAGGTTCATTTTTTCCCGCAGTTTTGCAAAAATGAAACTCTGGAATTGTTGAAAAGAAACAAAATATTTTGCATATCTAAACGCCTCTTCTAAGACTTGATGTAAGCGTTCAAGCATTTGAGGCAATACTACGCTTACAAGCCTGTTTATATCTTCGTTGCCTCTAACATCCCAGTCGTTTTCATGTCCCATTTGCTTCTAACCCCAATTGTTTTCTTGCTTCGTCTATGTTGATTACACCAGCCTGCAATAATTGCACAACCGCTTGAGCATCGTATAACCTTGCTTGTGCTGATGTCTGTGGCTGGAAGTTTGGTAAAGGCTTGAATGTGATATCTACAT